CGGTAGTCTGCCTAGGAAGAGAGGACGGAATTACCGTCCTCGCATTTGGGTGAGATTAGTGCTAACGTTGCACTACACCCTACAAAGACCTACTATAAAAGTTCTTGCGATTAATTTCTCGCTTGAACTAACGGGTTGGGCCAGAAGAGAAAACTACTCATCTCTCCACTGTCTTTAAAAGACACTCCGCTGAAACTAAAAAGGCGGAGCCCACCTGGCTTTTATGTCGACGTGCTCAGGACGTCCGTAACGTTCGAGATGCTTCACATCAAAGATCGGGTCTAACCCTCTCTTGAGGAAGAACTTCAGTAAGGCCGCATACCCACTTAGTGGGTCACTTCGCGGAGTCCCTTTAACTACTAACCCCTTAACTAGAGGTCTATGTAGATCGGGACACATTCGCTCAGTCTCATATCCTAAGACAGAGTGCAGACCTAAAACTGGAGACGTATCCGCCACGCAGGGATGAGGAAGTTTTACCTTCTTCATATGCTTAAGCAGAAAGCCTGCAGCACACCATAGTCCAGCCTTATAAAGCTGGTTGTACAGTGAGAACAGACTTATAACGTTCTCAGTGTCACGCCGTGATTCAGGAAACATTCTTCGGACATATGTAGGTTTTACATCTGTACCGTCGTATGCGTCCATCCCGCAGGACTCTCGAAACTTACCAGTTACGAAAGACTTAGCGAGGTTTACTTTCAGACCAAAGTCTGTTAGTTCACTTATCACGGACTGCGCATATTCTGTGGGGACAACGATATCGTCACCATAGATTCGCACACCCTCCATAGCCTTTTTTAGGCTTTTCAGGGTGACCGGTGTTCCTTGGCGCCTCAAGATCCCAGATAAGCAAATGGTCAGAAAGACCATAGCCTCAACGGGAAAACACGACGCCGAACCCATAGACGCAAACTTGGCAAGGGTTATAATCCCGTGTCCAGGTACGTCTGCCGTAGTCGAACGACAAGCCTGCAGAGCACCAGAGAAATCTGGCACGCAATCAAGCATGCGTAAGACAAGCAGATTGGAAACCCTATCACTGGCTTCAGAGAGGTCTAGCGTTGATGAAACGCCAGTCTTTGAAGAGGACAGAGCCAGCTGTTGATTAGGTACCTGATTCGTAAAGCCTAAGGCTCCACGGAGTACGGTACTCTTCTCTAAGCATGGAACTAAAATCTCGAGAAGGCTTTGTTGTGTATATTGCATACACACAGGCTCAATCGCGATAATTCTAGGGGTTTTCAACGTTTTAGGTACAGTAATGACCCTAACGGGTCGTTCTGCATCGGGTTCTAAGAAGTCAATTCTCTCGAGCGAATCAGCGTCATTCCAAGAAGGAATGCAGAAGACATCACTCGGGAAGAACACATCGAGACGAGAGTGCCACTCT